ACGAGATGTAGCTCCGTCTCGTGGGCTCGGAGATGTGTATAAGAGACAGTTAAGAAAGTGTTTATCTTACAATCGATATCTAAATATTTTAATAGGTGGCCGAGGAATAGGCAAAACATATCAGTTAAAAAAATATGTGATCGAACAGTATCTAAAAAGCAAAAAACAATTTGTATGGCTTCGTCGTTACAAAACAGAAATCAAGGAAGCCACGGACGGATTTTTTACAAAACATAAAAATAATTACCCTGATCACAAATTTGAGATCAAAGGTAAAACAGCCTACATAGACGGTGAGCAGGCAGGGCGATTTATCGCCCTGACAAACGCCGACATTCTTAAAGGTTCCGATGACTTTTCAGCAGTAACAACAATAGTATATGATGAATTTATAATTGATAATAAATCATCATTCCGGCGCTACCTGCCAAATGAATTAAGAGTGTTCACCGATCTGCAAGAAACAATATTCCGAACCCGCCAAGATGGCAAGGTGTTCATGTTGGCAAATGCATTGTCAATGATTAACCCATACTGTTTAGCTTTTGAAATAAAATTTCATTATAACTCATTATTCAAAAACGATTTAATATATGCTGAAATGCTATCAACTACAAATGAATTAGCATTCGCGAAAGCCACAACGCCGCAAAACAAACTAGCGACAAAATATCTACCCGAATACAACGACTACGCAAACAATGAATCATTCTTAAACGATGACTATTCACAAATCGAACGAAAGCCCAAAGATTCAATTCAACTTTTCAACATTAAAACCGATAACAGTATAATATTTTTCTTTTTCGCTTCCAGTTCGCAAGCATTATACGCCTGCCAAGCAGGTGACCCTAAGACAAATCCATTAACTGTAAGCAAAATAGCAGAAAACAGCAGACCGCACGCAGGAGCCGAGATAAAGAAGATAAAGTCCTTTGCAGTGGCGGGAAGATTGTTTTTTGAAAGTTTGCAAATTAAAAGTGAAGTGGAAAAGATAATATACAATAGACTATGAAAGGAGCAACATCAAAATGAGTTTATCTGTTGAGCAAATCAAAGAAATTGTTGATCGTGTTGCAAAAGCGGAAGATGTAACCGAGATCGGCCCCGATCTTGCAACGATCACAGACACATTTGTGGACTATGCAAGTGAGATTGAACGGTTGACCGCCGAAAATGCCAACCTTGTAGACGACAACAACCGTATTCGTGAGATCAACGGCAACCTGATGATGAAAGTAGGCGAGAAACTCGAGGTAGACAAACCCGAGGACAACCCGCCCGCCAACGACGAAAAGACACCCGATGAAGTGATTGAGGAGTTAAAGGAGGAGGAATTTTTCGATGAGTTCTAAGAAAATGTCAGAAGCGGCAAAAGCGCAAAAAACATTGAATGCAGTTCGTTCCATGATGAGCGAATCCGCGCAGGCTGATGTTCCGGTTCTTGCTGAAGGTGACGACATTAGCAAATTTGCAAATCCGATTTTGAATTACAAGGCGCACACAAATGAATTTATTTCTGTTCTTGTTGATAGAATTATGTTCACCGCAGTGGAAGTAAAGCGCTATTCTAACCGCCTTGCACGCCTGAAAAAAGGCCGCCCTTACCCGTTGGGCACCGATATTCAACAAATTTATGAAAACCCGGTTAATCCCATGGGCTACAACGGCGAAAATCTTTCCGGCATTTTGAAACTGTACAAGGGTGACACCAAGGTAGCCTATTATAGCAGAAACCGGCAGGATGTGTTTCCGCTGTCTATCAACCGCGAGGAATTGATGGGCGCTTTTGTATCTTACGAAAAGTTTAACCGTTTCGTATCTGCAAAAATCAACTCTGTTTTCTCCGGCAATGAGATTCGCGAATTCAATTTGTTTAAGCAGGCCATTGTTGACGCATACGCAAACAATGTTGTGATTGGTCGAAAAATGGCAATGCCCGCCACGAAAGATGAAGCGGAAGATATGGTAGCAACAATTCGCGAAACTGCCATGAACATGACATTTCCTTCCACCGCCTATAATAACTATATCAATCAGCCCGGCGCAGTCGGTGACCCTGTGGAAACATGGTCGGAACCTGACCGCATTGTAATTATTATTCGTTCCGACTTAATCAATAAGCTGGGCGTTAAAGTTCTTGCAATGGCCTTTAACATGGCCGAAGCTGATTTCCGAAACAATCTTATTGTTGTCGATTCTTTCGACTATGACAATTACGATTTGGAAAACAGAAAGCGCACCGGGAAAACTCTGTCCGATATTGGTTTTGTGATCTGCGATGAAGCACTGTTCCAGGTGTACGACAATATCCAAACGGCGGCAGAAGATTTTATTGGCTCTTCCCTGACCTGGCAGTATTTTTTCCATGTGTGGCAGATCTACGGTATTTGCCCCTTTGCTAATGCCATGGTGTTTGAAGTTCCGAAAGCTGACGCTTTGCAGGATTTGACAATCACCGATTTTCATAATCCAAGTGGTGAAAATTTTGTGGAGCTGAAAGCGGCGGACGCAACACAGACGGTTGATTATGCAACGACCCCCGCCGATTACAAGGTGAATAACATGCGGCTTGAATTTGAGCAGGTACTGGAAAGTGCCGCCAAGGATAAAATCACTGCTGAAACCTTGGCTGATTATGTGACGATCGCTTTTGACCCCACCGCAAAGACAATCACTTTCACCGGCCATTCAACCGCAGCCACCGCAGGCACCGCCAACACGGCAACGGTTCTATGTAACATTATGGCCGATGGAGTAGCAACTCCGGTTGCGGTGGTTGTAAATTTTACAGTTTAACTGTCATGTTGGAATATAAAAAATTCAATCATGACGGAACTCTTGAATTTGATTGCCCTGCCGCCGGTGATTATGGAATAAACTTTATTGAAACACCTATTGAAACAGAAGCAACCGACACAAGAACAGTTCCGGTTTTTTCCGCCGAAACATACGGAAAGACGGAAAATGTAAACGGATTGTTACAACTTGTTGATGTGGCGTATGATAACTTCGAATCTGGAACCTTTGAACCGCTGGGTTATTCGGCGCTTATGCAAATAAGCGGCAAGGAATGGATCAACCGTGGTTTTTATGATTTGGAGGTTTCGATCACTGGAGAAAACAATAATCAATTCAAGGTTACAGTAAAATCAACCTATTTACATGGCGTTGCTGATTTTCTAAGTTTACCGATGATTTGCACCTATTGTTTATATGTTTACGATAATAAGGCAAATGCTATAGGAAAATATGTTTTCAGCATAAGGGCCACAAGTAAAACTTAAAGGAGTAAATACAATGGCAGTAACACACCCAACAACAAGATTGGATCTGTTTACAGTTCCATGGGGCAAACCCGAAGAATGCCATGCCATTGTTGATTTCCCAACGGCGGCGGCGCAAGTCGCCGCCTTTGATGGTTTGGCGGCAAAAGGGGTTAGCGCAACAAATTTTAACTATATCAAAAAAGATCAAGCGTTCAGGATAGAGGGAAACTTTGCACGTTTTGAAGCCTTTAACTATTGCCGATACCAAAACAGGGATTTTGTAAACCGTCAAGGGAATAAAAAATGGTATTATGCGTTCATAGATCGTGTTGAATATATCGCGCAAGACATTGCAATGATTTATATTACAACCGATTACTGGCAAACCTACCAATTCAATATCACTTATTATAAATCAATGATTGCCCGCGGACATGTTAAAGTTAACGAGGACACTGTTGGTCGATGGTTGCAACCTGAACCGGTGGGAGCACCTGCCGATTATGAAAAGGAAATTGAAATTTTTTCAGGTGGTGATTCATGGGTTCCTTATTGGTCGATTTTGAGCGTGTCAAGGCCACCCGGAGCGGGTGAAACTGGTTGGGTTTATGGTGGCTATGGTAAGTTAGATTCAATGACTGGCCAATACGCGGGATTTATTTATGATCACAATGCGATTCAAAAAATAATAGACGCATACGCAGGCACAACGGATCGGCGGCAGGATATTATAGGATTTCGTTGCGTTCCTTATTGGGTTTATTCAAAGTTAAAAAACACTGGTTGGATTGTACCTATCACTGTTAATGGTATTGAAATAAACTATTGCAAGGAAAATGTTACAATGACTTTAGAGACAGAAGCAGAAATTGCCGGAAACACATTAGCGTGCGGTTATTCCCCGCGAAACAAAAAAATGCTTACTTCAATGTGTCGAGTTTATATTGTTTATAACTATAACGGGTTTAGTCAACCCTTGCGACCTGAATTTATAAAAGGAAAAAGCATTAAAATGTCAGCTGAAATGCGACCTATCGGATCAAATGGGTTTAAGTTAAAGCTGAAAAATTATGCAAAACCTGCCGAATCGGTTTTTGATGTTCCTTACTCGTTTGAAATGCAAATTGGGTACAACGAAAACGGCGGCGTTCAAGGTTCGCTTAACCGAATGAATGCGGTTGCGGGTGCTATCGGAAACGTTGCCGGATTTGTTACAGGTGCGGCAACTGGAAATGTAGCCGGTATGGCGTCAGGATTGGCAGGACTTGTTAATACAGCCGGGAACGTTGTTTCTGCGTTTGATTCCAAGGTGGCAACTAAGGGAAACCAAAGCGACACCAATTCTATTTCAAGCGAAAATTGTAAATTTAGATTGGTGGATTGTTCACCCTTACCTGATGAATGTGGGCCGATTGATGACTTCCTCGATTTGTATGGATACGCTATTAATGAATGGCACCCTATTTCCACATGGAAACACACGCGTAAATATTGGAACTATATTCAAACAGTTGATTGTAATCTTAAAGTGAACGCACCTGCACCGGAAGCCGCTTCCATTCGATCTATGTTCAATTATGGTGTAACGATTTGGCATTATGTAAATAACAGTTTTGATAGCTTTGGCAATTATTCACTAAATAATAGGGAGGCGTTTTAATGGAAAATCCTGCAAACACAAAGCCCTTTGCACTGTATCACAGTCCAGCAACAAATGGCACTTTCGCCGGACAATTCAATTCAATCTTAACCGCTACACAACTAAACCAAATCTATCAATGTTACTTTATGAATATTGCCGCCACAGTCTTTGAATGGGAAAACCTCCCGGACACGGTGGACGCGGACTTTTTAGAATTCGCCTTGATCCAAGACGGCAAGGCCGCGTTCTGCAACGATCGCGACCGAGGGTTTTTAGGGTTGCGCGCGGCAGATCAATCTGTGTTGAATCTGTACGGCTACCCGGTAAAGATCAATGGCTATGGCATAAACTTCAACCAAGAATACAATGCAGACGAATTTGTGTTGATTAAAAATAATCCAATGTGGACACCCACTTTATTTTATATCAATTATTTTGTGGATAAAATCGCAAAAACCCAGCAGATTATTGATATAAATGTAAATGCACAAAAAACACCTGTTATTCTAAAAGGCACGGCAAATCAAAAATTAGCCCTTGCAAATCTCTTTGCAAAATACGATGGATCGCAGGGGTATATATTCATTGACAAAGACAATGATTTTAACGATTGTTTTGGAAGTGTAAACACCGGTGCGCCGTTGGTGGCTAAGGATTTATATACCTTGCTTGAAAGCTACAAAGCTGAATTTCTTTCGTTTCTTGGTGTTAACAATGTTCAAAATGAAAAAGCCGAGCGCCTTATCACAGATGAAGTCAATGCAAATAATCAATTTGTGTCTATTAACTTGGAAACCATGTTATATGAACGGAAAAACGCTTGCAAGCAGATAAATGAACGATTCGGGTTGAATATTTCCGTAAAACCACGGGTACAAAGTGAAATTATCGAAAGTGATAAACCCACTTTTGATGATGTCACAGGCAATGCCGATGAACCGCAGGGGGTGGAGTAATGGCACGATATACAACAAGTTTGGAAGTTGTTGTCAACAATCTATGTGAAAACAGAAATAAGCCTTTGAATATTCGCATTGAATCTGCGCGGAATAAAATTTTTGATTTTTCCTATCCAACCCCACAAAAAATAGAAGATTTCAAACGATATTTTGAAACTCTTTTTATTTTTCATTATTTAACTGACGAGTTTGCTTTTGAAACATACAATCTATGGAAAGTAAAATTGCAAGCTAAATCTATGGAGGTTATGCCCGGATATGCAAAAGCCTTTGATGGATTCGCACAGATGACCGCAGATTTGGCTGTTGCAAATCAAAAGTTTAATCGCAAAACGGATTCAAACGCCACCGGCAAAAGCAAGTCAACCGGTTCTTTCTCAAATCAAAACGATTCAAATTCAACAATGCGGGGGGCGGCAAGTGATCTTCCCGGCAATATAATGAAAGCAAAAGACTTCAACTCCATTGAATACGCTGACCGAGCCAATGTTGATACCGCGTCCAATAAAGCCACGGATAAAGGATCAACCACCACCGCCAATGACACCACAACAAAATCAAACCAAATCGAAACAATAACCGGTTTAACAATGCCCGCCGGGGAAGTTTTCCGGCAATTCAAAAATGAAGTAAACGGCCTTTATTCTGAATTGCTTGACGAGTATAAAGGCTTGTTTATGCCACTATGGTATTAAGGAGGTAAATTTTATGAACTATCCCAAACCCAATGTTGACCCTATCGCGGTGCTTCGGCGGTTTTATTGCAACCGGATTCTGCCGCAAGTCTACGATGATTCTTTGTCTTTTGAGGAATTGCTCTATGGTGTTTTGAAAAAGATGAATGAAGTAATTGAAAAAGTAAACAGTTATGATGAATTGATAAAATATGTAATTGATTTACTTGAAAACCTTGATAAACACATTAAGGAAACGGTTACGGAACAGTTACAGAAATGGTACGATGACGGCACACTGAAAGAAATTCTTGCCGTGATCTGTGATCCCTATTTTGATGAATTCCGGAAAGAAATTGCCCAACTGAAAAAGGATTTTGTAACATTCAAAAACCAACCGCATTCAACCTATATTGATTTTGAGCGGTGGCTGTTAGGTTGGACATATCGTGGTGAAAACCTTGCCAATGCTGAACAGGAAACAGAGCGCTATCCGGTGAACCAAGGCGGGGCACGCTATACAATCAATGGGAACAATTATTATGCGTGCGCTTTTGTGCCCCGGGGTCACACCTTGGAGTTGCACCCCACCACGGCGGCTGTGGTGATCTTCAACTATTCCAACGGCGCGCAGGTGGCACGCCGGGATATTGAGGGACTGGGACACGCAAATTCAATCGTTTACAATTCAAAAAGAAATAGTCTTTTTATTGCTACAAGTGATTTGAACGGTACACCGTCTAAGACTATTTTTGAATTAAACCCTACAACGCTTGCAACGATTCAAAAGTATTCAACGCCTGCCGGGTACAACGAAAGCGCTGTTTCTTCCGTGGCCTATGATCAAACCAACGATCAAATGTACATTTCCCAAGGTTTGAATGTGTATGAGTGGAATCCGGCAACAAACACCGCTTCAAATATGGTGGCGCTTTCTAATCCCGGGTTTGACTATACCATGCAGACAATTAAGGCCAACGCAACCGCCTTTGTAATGCTGACCTATTCCCCGAATACAATTCGCATATACGATAAAGCGGGGGTTTACATTCGGCAATTTACAATTCCGCAGTATTTGGATAACCAGCGTTTTTGGTCAGGCGAGTTTGAGGATTTAACTGTAAATGATAAGTTCTATGTATATGCTAACTCACAGGGCATTACTGCTGTTAACCCCACGGATTCAATGATTTCGATCTGGCGCGGTTCTCTGTTGCAGGGCACACCGTCCTCCATTAAACAGACTACCACGCAAGGACAGGGCGTTGGATATTCCAGCTTTAATAATATTGTGTATGTGGATAAGGACGCGGACAACGGTGGAATATACCACATGAATCGATCACCTGACGGCACGAAAGGCAACCCATTCAATCAAATCTTTCAAGCCATGGACTTGTTGGCCTCCCCAATTTATCATCAACAATTGGAAATCCGCGTCAAAGGTACAACCGGTTCTTACCGCTGGTTCAATATTGCCAATGGCGGAAATGTTTATATCTCCGGGCGGTACACTTCCAACGATCCACCGACAACAAGGCCTAAACTGATGGGTTTGGTGATTCACAATTCAAACAGTGTAACATTGGACAATTTGGAGATTGCAAATTCAAACACCAATGAAGCAAATCTACCGCATACAATTCGCGCGGTAAATGTGAATAAGCTACTTTGCAATGATGTTGATTTGATTTATTCCTCCGGCAAAACCGCGTACAACTTGCTTAACACAACCCTGGTTCTATCCGGCAGTGGTTCCGGCACCCTGAAAGAATGGCCGAATACACCTTGCATTCGAGTGCAAAGAGGTTCCCAGCTTTACGGCTACGAAAAGCACAATATAGGCGTAAATATTGAATCCGATAACGCGATTATTTGTCAACGTAAAATTTGCGACGCGCAGAACCGGACAACCGGAAGTATTAACACCACCTCCGATGCCGGGGTGCAAATTTGGTCGGCTGAAATGGTTTCAAACATTGTTCAGCATTCAAGCAGGATCGGCGTTCGCTATCATTCCAACGCTTCCGGCGTTGAACGGATTCAATATTTCTACGGGTTCAAATCCGGTTCAGCGTTTACAATGCTGGTCACTGAGGGTTCAAACACAATCAAGGTTGCGTTTGACGGTAGCAGAGTTTTCACTGTTTCGGACGCAAACGGACTTGTGATTGACGGAATTGTATTCGAGGGGTGAGTAGAATTACAGTTGAACAATTAACTATAATTCTGTCGTCCGCGGTCACGCTGGTGGGCACCTCGCTCACCGCGTGGCTTGCAAATTCAAAAACATTGTACAGGATTAAGCAGCTTGAAAAAAAGCAAGAACAGTATAACAACTTGCAACAGCGCGTTGCACTTCAAGAACTGCGCCAGCAGGTAGCAGACCACAGATTACAAGATTTGGAGGACAAAGTAAAATGAAAAATGTTTCAAAAGATACAATTATTCGCACAATCGTAACTTTTGTTGCGCTTGTAAATTCCGTTCTAACTATGCTCGGCAAAAACCCGCTTCCGTTTTCCGATGATGAAGTGTATTTGTTTTTTTCCACACTTTTAACAGTGTTTTCCACAATTTGGGCATGGTGGAAGAATAATAGCTTCACCTCTGCGGCTATTGCCGGAGATATTGTTAGGAATGAAGCAAAGGAAAAGGGGTACACCGAATGACTTACAATCAGTTTTACAACTCATGCAAAGGGCGGCTAATTGATTATGACCTCGTGTCCGGTGCTCAATGCGTCGATCTTGCAAAAGTTTACCTAAATTCCTGCTTCGGCATTAAACCCGGAGCGTGGGGAAATGCAGTTGACTATTATACAAACTTTGAAAAAAGAAAACCGCTTGTTGAAAAGTTTGAAAAAATCCAAAACAATCCTACTTTCGTTCCATTAAAGGGGGATATTGTTGTATGGGGCTCAAAAATCGGCCCTTACGGGCATATTGCCATAGCCACCGGCAACGGGGATACAAAATGGTTTGAATCGTTCGATCAAAATTGGCCGCGCGGTTCAAAGTGCAAAAAAGTGAAACACACATACAAGGGGGTGCTTGGTGTTCTTCGGCCAAAAATGCGCGGTGTTCTTTTTGACTATCCAAACCCAAAAATCGGATCGACAATTACATTGACCTATGTGCGCGGTGTTTACAAGGGTGCAGGCGCGAACACTGGCCGGAAAAAGATCAAGGAATTGACTTCGGACGGTAAAAAACATTGTTTGAATCGCGACGAAAAAAACAATATTGCATATCTGAAACGCGGAACAAAATGCACTATTCTTGAATTGGTTTACAAAGGTAATAAAAATATTTGGGCGCGGATCCCCTCTGGCTGGATTTGCATATACGATTATAATATTGCCTGCAAGAGGTACAAATAAAAAGACCCGGGGAGCAATCCCCGGGTTCTTTATTTTAGCTGAAAAATAAGATTCTCACTTCCGATATATTTTGAATTGTTGAAAACAATTCATCATTGCAATAAACGCATTTTGTTAAAAGGAATTCGTTGAATTTGATTTGAATATTGGTGCCGACAAATGTGGCGCCGGAAAAAGTTTTTAATTCAAGCACCTTGTAACCTCGATCTGCAAGGATTGCTTGTAATGCGGTTGACACTGATGGTTGCATTTTCTCACCTTCTTTGACTTTTTCATACCTCACTATTAAGCCACCACCCAATTTCAATGGTGCCACAAAATATACCATTGCGTAAAGGACAATCTTTGCACCTGTTTGCATTACACCGATCTGTTAATTTTTCAAGAAATTCTGCCATTTCTTCAACCGTCATGTTTTTGATTTTTTCATAATTTGTCATTTTTCATACCTCGCTATTACATTCCTTGCCGCGTGAATTGATTTTGCGTTTGCGTTCATTTTGAATGTTAACGCCACAACATTTTTTTCTTCGTGCACTTCAATTAGATAGCGTATCAAATCCAAAGCTTTTGAAAAATAAATAAGACCTCGGACGCCAGTCAAGGTATTTGGCGCTCTTAGCGTTATTTCTTTTTTACCTTTTAACACCTGATTTATAAATGAAGCGAAAAACCTCTCAAATGACTTTTTTATTTCTCCGTCCCTGTCAAAACATTTATCAGCCCAAGCGAATTGTTGTTTGATTAAAAATCGAATCACTTTTTACACCTCGTTAAAATCATTGATTTGGAGCACCGTTTCACCGACTTGTTTAATTTCTCGTAGAAGGGCAAAACGGTTGTAATTCAACTGTTCATAAAATTTTGACCCCAAGCGAACAACCTGGATGAAAGGTTCTTCGAAGTCGTCGACCGCCACATCAATCATGTTTTGATCTTCAAATGTCAAATCGGCGTATTTTACAAAGGCGTTTGCACTGCTATCAAAAATAAGAATCGGGGATTCAAGATCAACCCAATAGGCTGTTGCGTATCCGTAGTGACGATCCCATCTTTTTTGAATGCTCATAATTTTTACTCCTTTTAATTAAGTTGTTTCTTTCCTCTTTTAATTAAGTTGTTTCTTTCCTCCTTTCTTGTCTTAATTATATCACGAATACCCCAAATCTGTAAATAGATTTGGGCAAATTCGCTGAAATAATCGACACTGTTTATTAAAATCTTGGTCCGCGCTCGCGTATCTTGAAAGGTCCCTCAGCTAATTCAACGCCGCCCTGCACTGTTTTACTTTTCAAAATTCCAAAATATTCTTGCTCGGTGTTGAAGTTGTCAAATGTGATTTGATTTTTTACTACTTCATTTTGCCCCAACCCTGCGGCCTTTACATCAAGGTTGCCCTGCTCATCTTCTTCAATGTACAGTTTTGCACCGAGAAATTTAGCCCTTGAAAAACTGCTTTCATGCGCCATGCAGTTAAACTCTGTGTCACTGATTTTTACACCCTCCGGTGGGTCATCACCTAATAAATGTAAACTATCTGTATCACAATAGCAACAACGATCTACATTTTTTATGAAAGCCGTTTGAATGAATTGACGAGCGTATGAAGTAATAAAGGCGGCCACAGGCACATATACTGTCTTGGCAGGTCGCGGCGTTTCAACTGTTTCATAAGCAAGAATCCCTTTGCTATTGATATACGGTCGCTTAACAAATTTATCATTGCTGGCACCAAATTTTCCGTATAATGAATTTAGAAACAATTTTGCAATGCTTCTTTTACCTGCGTTTTTGTCAATGGTGGCCTGCATTTTCATTTCTTTGAAGTGATTGACATAATCAATGAAGATTCCTGATCGGCCTATAAATTTATACCCGCCTATATATTGTATCTCTTTTATATTGTAGCACTCGTAGAACATTTCTAAATCTACATTGGTTAAATATAGGTTCACCATTAAACAACCAGTGGTTGTTATATATTCGCGAGGGTTAAAGCGTTTATCATTTTTTATTTGAATCGTTGGTATTTTTCCCTTTTTTAATTCAAACTGTGCGGTTATAAATTGTATATATAGTGGATAAATTGGATCGTCTTTATATTTGCCCTCAAAGAACACCGGAGTGCCGACTGGATATTTGTTGCGTGGATCACTCATTACCGAAGGGTACAAGCTATTTACATCGTATACCCTGCCATGGCCTACCGGTTTGCCTTTGAATTTGGGGTTTACATAACAATACCCGCCTTTGTAGGCGCGTTTTAGTAGGTGGTACAAATCATCGTCAAGATGTGGAAAGTATGTTAAAAATTCATAATTTGAATAGTAACTATTTTTCTTGTAATATCGCATAGCATTTGACGCTATTGTGTTTCGCTCGTGACCCTCAGTCCTGAATTGTTTTATAGCTTTGGCTACAATAATCACATCGTTGGTGATATATTCGACTTCTTTCGTGGTCATGGTATAGTTATATCCGCGAAAGGTTGCATAGTCTATAGACCCTTTTTGCTCTTTGATTCCGAAAGATTTAGCGATCTGCGAAACGGTCATGTTGAAAATTTTTAAGGTGTCATAAATTTTGACATGTTTTCTCTTTGTGAAATTTATTCGATAATTGTAATGAACCCCTGTTGAACTGATTAAACATTCAACGGTTTTTGCTTTTCTTGCTTTGGGATCGTCATTATATTGCCATTTTGCTACACCTAAAAGATAACTTAATATATAACTTCCATCAAATTTTAAGTTGTGAAAACCAATTAAAGAACCGTTCGGAAGTCCTTGAATCGCTGAAACCCATGTTTCAATATTATTCCCGTATTGAATGTTTGACAAATTATCAACCTCGACAATAGACCACGCCCATACAGACATGGTCCCAGTGTCAGGGTCTTTTTGTGTTTCAAAATCGGAAATATATTCATTCATATTACTTTCCTTTTACTCCGTTTATTGCTGTTTGCATACGGTCGTAGGCTTCATGGCTCTGCGTTGGGTCGTTTGATTCATAGGCCGCCCATAAGGCTTCAACTGATTCCGGCCAAGCGCGGGATAATGAATCAATTTGCAGTAATGTTAAATGATTAATTTCTTGTACTAACTCCATTAAATCCAAAGCGCGCAGTGCGTTCATTACATTTTCACGGAATACTTCCGCCCGCTGTTGATTGAATGATTCCAAGGTTTCCTTTTGATATTCGTACATATATTGTTTTAATGCTTTCGCAGACTTGAATTCCGTTTTTGCAGGCGTTTCATTTTGAATGAATGATTGAATGCTTCTTTCTTGCTGTTTTTTGATTATTCGCGTGGTTTGAGTTTCGATGGTTTTATATTTTCCTAATGTTATAAATTTTTCCTGTCGAACCGCTCGCCCGGTTTCGCGAATTCGGTTTAATAATTCGTTGTATTCCTCTAAAGTTGTTATTTTTGTAAATTCTTTTTCAGGGTTTAATAATTTAGGTAATACAACTCCTTCATATTTCCCATGCGCTTTCAGCGCGGCGGCTCGCCTTATTTTATAATTATATCCTCTAATTGCGGCGGCAAGTTCTGCTTTACGCTGTTTAGTATGAATAAATTTTGTCATATACTTTCACCTATAAATGATTATAGCCCGGTTGCACCGGGCTATAATTTTGAGTTTTAATAAATTTACAGAACTGTAAATTTATAGGTATGGCCGTTTTTCGTCTTGACCTGGCAGGGAACGATCTGCAAGGGTTCTACAAAATCCGAACCCCAAATTGATCTTACTGCTTTTACACAGCTGTCCACGCCCAACGCCATAGACATATAGGCGGCTCCATCTTCACACAGAAAGAAATAACGGTTGACCGACTCACCCTGATCGTTGACCGCAGGCTGGTCGATAATCTGTACCACAGATAAGGTTTTGTTAACTGCTTCACTGAACGGACTTGCGTTGGTCAGTGCGCGAAAAAGGTTTACCTGTCTCTTATACACATCTCCGA